TATCCGAGGCGCTGGCGACCTTGGCCACAATCGGGGCCCCCGTGCCGTTGTTGTACCCGGTGACCTTGACCACGTCGCCCTTGACCAGCGCCTCGCCCGCGATGACGAACACGTCGATGTTCCCGGCGGCGACCTCATGCCACGTCGTCCCGTCGTCATACCAGAGCTTGTAGACGCCCGTGTCGGCGGTAATCCACTTGCGGCCTGCCGTCCCGGCGACTGGCCGTGAGGCCAGGGTCGAGGACTGGACGTGGATGCCCGTGTCGGCGTCGTGCGCGACGTAGGCGGTGCGGATGGTGTTATCGTTGCCCCGGACGACGTTGGCGTCGAGCGGGCCACCGTTCACCGGGGTGGCGAAGGCAGAAACGGAATGTGAGCCAACCGTGGTAGCCATTAGCGGCGTCCTAGCGCAAAGGTTTCAACTTGTACCCGACTGAAGACCGGCAGCGCCGCCCCTGAGTCGGTGATGGTCATATCGACGTAGTAGCCCGTCCCACCCATCGGGATGCGGTAGTTGCGGCTCCCCGAGCCACCCCAAATCCCCGTATCCCAGTTCTCCAAAATCGACCAAATCCCCGCCGAGCTGGGGGGCAGCTGGTAGCTCCCCGCCGATTCGTCGGTGCTCCACGTCACCGAAGAGTTCTTGGACCCCTTGAGCTGGGCCGTGACATACCCCCAGCGCAGCGCCTTGGACAGCGCATCGTCCCCGCAGTAGAAGCGGTGCATCTGCGCCACCATCGTGTAGGGCGTCCCGCCCGTCCCCGCCGCCGAGGCGTTATCGGTGTAGATGAGCGGGGCATCGCAGAGCGAGACCCAGCCATCGTTATCCCCGCGCATCACCACCGGCAGCCCGTCGTCGTCGATGACCTCGAAGAAAGCCGTCGTGTCGGGGGAGATATAGGCGTTATCCCACGGTCCCGACCACGCATTGAGGACCAAGTGGTACTGGTAGCACCCGATGCCGGGAATCGAAATCCACAGCTCCTTGGTCGCCCGATTGACGATGCAGCGGATGTTGTCAAACTCCGCCGAGGAGAGCGAACGGATGAGCGGGAGGAGCGGGTCCGGCTGCTGTGGCGTCCCGACCGGCGCGACCTCCATCTCGTTACAGCGATACAGCCCGCGCTCGGAGATGAAATAGGCGATGTTGTTCGAGGCGACGATGGACTTGTTGGCAATCGTCCCCACGTCGGCCGTTAACGCCGCCGGCTGGACGGTGATGTCGTCCTGCCCAAACCCCGTGAGCCGGGAAATACCGCGCCGGTGGAAGATGAGCAGGCTGGTGTTAATCGAGGCCAGCCCGACAATCGCCTCATCGCCGAAGGTGCGGACGATAATCTGCCCGCCACCCAGCGCCCCGTTGCCCAGCGTGTCGCCCTTGTTGATGTCCGAATAGAAGATGCTGTCTGGGAACGAGCTGTTGCCCGTCCCCCACAGCCGCTCGTTGTGGACCTGAATCGTATCGACCGCGACGGTGCCGGTGATGTTCGTGTTCAGCGCCGACCCGGTCCACTCGTTGAGCAGGCCGCCGTCGGCGATGAAGACCACGTCGTTCCCGGCCGTGTTGCGGAACTGGGCAAAGGTCGGGGCCACGGTCGTGGACAGCGCCCCGGTCTGCCCCGTCCACGTCACCGGGAACGCCCCGTAGGTCGTGGTGTAGAGCGTCCCGTTGGCCACAGCCAGAATCTGCTCGGTCCCGCTGTCCTTGCTCCAGTTGTACCCGTTGAGCACAGGGTGCGCGGACAGGACGGCGCTGGAGATGCGCTGCGTCCCGCCCCGCTTCGTGATGGCCCCATAGTCCGTGAGCCGCGCGTTCGCGGTCTGCCGGAGCTGGTTCGGGGCCAGCGCGATGTCGTCGGAGATGGCGTTGAGGCCCCCTTCCATCGTGGGCTGGCCATCGACTACCTTCTCGCGCGCCATCAGCCGCCCGCCCAGTCGTACTTCTGGTCAGGGTAGGCGAGCATCGTCGGGTTAATCGTGCGCCGCCGGATGTCATCCAGCATCCCCGCGCGAATCTCCGCCGCCTCCCGCTTCAAGACCTGCGCGGCATTGGACTCGGCCCCGCCCTTGTTGAGGAGCCGAGCCCCCGCCTCGTTCGCCAAGACCCACTCCCCGCCCAGCGGGAAGGTGATGGTCGAGGCATCCGTCGCCAGGTCACTCAAGCTGGTCGGCTTGTAGTTGACCGCGACATAGAGCGTCGTGCCAGAGGCCACCGGCAGGATTTGCGCCTGCTCCCCGACGATGTAGTACAGCCGGGGGTAGGTCGGCAGGTAGTTCGTGGTGGTCGCCAGCGGCACATCTTGGAACCGGGTTTGGCCATACAGCACATTCCCGTCCGAGACGGACAGGATACGGTACATGTTCTGCTGGCTGTCCCCGCCCCCACTATTCAGGTCGGTGAACGCCACCACCCCGTTCGCGTCGGTCGTGACCGTCCGCATCGCGTAGGTGTAATACTGCGTTGCGTTCAGCAGGTTCGACCATTCGTCGTCATACACGAGGTTCAGCGCACTCTTGATGGTGCTGTCCGACCACCGCTCCGACCCCGTCGCGTCCATCACCTCGCGCGTCAAGGTCACCAACTCAGCTCGACTGATGGCCATACCGGTCTCGAAAAGGGGTTAGCTAACCTTCTTAGGGCGGCCGCGCTTCTTGGGCGCGACCGGCGACTCCAGCGCCTCGACCAACGCCTCCTCAATGGCGGCATCGACCGGCGCGGACTCGTTATACGCCTGCACATGGTCCGCCATATTGCGGACCTCGTCCTTCGGGTACATCCGAAACACCCGCTCCAAGTGGGCTGGCGCTTCGTCAATGCTACAATCCACCGGCACATAGCCGATGATGTCATAGGCGCTGGCGGGGTCCGTCTGGCCCGTCTGCACCCGTTCCCACCGCCGGTCCTCTGGTCCCCAGGCCAAACAAACGGCCCAGTGCTCCCCGGTGTGTGTCAGAAACTTGAGGCTAAGTCCGGCGTGGAGAGCCCGGAGCCGCGCTACGACATGCGTAGGCGGCTCGGGCAGGCCGGCGCTGTTGAGCAGCACCGGCACGAATTACGCCTCCACCAACAGTTCGATGTTGACCATGAGGTCAACGGCCGCCGTGCCCACCGAACTGGTGGTCGTGACGACGAACTGGAGGGTGTCCCCCGTATCGAGGGTGCGCTGCGCGTCGGTCAGCGTGGAGAGGAGGGCAACCGCCAGCCCCTCCTTCGCCGTCAGCGCCTCAAGGTCGACATTCGCCGTGAGGGTGACGGCCGCATTGGCCGACGCATCGTACTTCTGGATGACGCCGAGAATCGTGCCGCCGGACGAGGCCGGCACCACGCTCGCGGAGACGACGGCGCGATTGATGTAGCACTTCGCCGGATGCGAGCCGAAGTTGTACGTCGTCGCACCGCTGTCGCCGATGGCGGCATCGCACCGCCCCACGAGCAGGTTCGGCAGGACGCCGAGCCGGCCCGGGATAGGCGCAAAGATGTTATAGGGCATGTGGTATCCTCAGGTGGGGTGAGGGCCGAAGCCCCCACCCCGACCCAGTGAAGGTTAGGCGACGTGGCTGTAGCGAGCCGTGTCGGTGTACCCCGTGATGCTCCCGTGCGCGTTACGCGCCAGGCAGGCGAGGTTCCCGTACCAGCCGTAGGTCGTCTCGAAGGCATCGCGGCCCTGGAGCCAACGCCACGGGCCCGCGCCCTCGAACTCGACGAAGCCCCAATCCTTCGCATCCACCCACGCGAGCGACGGGAGGTGGAGGAGGTAGATGGTCCCAGCCGGGACATAGTAGTCCTGGACCATCGGGATGCCCGCGACCTCAAGGGCCTTGTAGCCGCCCTTGATGGTGGTCGAGAACTCGCTGGCGGTGAACCGGCGCTGGCCGACCATCGACTCCATGAGCTTCTTGGCGAGGCCCGGGGTCGTCATGAGGAGGAAGTCCTTCGGACGCACCATCGCGTCCTTGCCCGACCGCCCCGCAATCTTCTGGATGAGGTCCCAGATGTCCGACTCGGTCGGCTGGTTCACATCCGGCGTGTCCGTGCCCGCGACCATGCGGGTGGCATCCCAGATGGGATAGCTGGACTGCGCGATGTTGTGGAGCGTCCCGTAGGACCCGCCACGGTTGGTGATGTTGATGAGGCCGTTCATCGCGCCGTTGAACGAGGTGTCCGACGCGGTGGCCTTGACGAGCTTGTCCGACACGTCCATCCCGGCGATGCCGGGGCTGGCGAGCGTCAGGGTCGCGTTGTCGCCGCTGTTCGAGATGGCGGTGACCTGCGCGCGGCCAAGGACGGCGTTGCTGCTGGAGTCATCGAGGACGGCGATGGTGTCGCCGACCGAGATGAGGAGCGAGCCCTGCCCAGCGCCGCTCACGCCGTAAGGCGAGGAGACGATGATGCTGGTGGCGCTCGACGCGGTCCCGATGAGGGCGACGACGCCGTCCGCCTTATTGTGGAGCGCCTGCTGCATGAGCAGGGTGGACGCCTCCTTGATTTCCTCCATCGTCTTCTTGGCGATGGTGGTGAAAGCGGCATCCTTGGACTGCGTGCCAACGAAGGCGAGCCCGTCAATCTGGCGGGTCGTGTACGCACGAACCACGCCGACGTTCGCCTGGACTTCCGTGGCGGTGGTGTCAGGCGGGAAGTACCCGGCCGACGAGAAGGTCGCCCCAGCCGGACGGCCGGTCACGACATCGAAAAACACGTTGTTGCCGCCCCAGCGCATGTTGCGCGGGCCGCCGGCACGCCCCTTCTCAAGCTGCGCGAGAAGCGGGGTGACGAGGTTCTGCACCTTCTCGCGGAACTGCGAGTAGACGTTCTTGAGGAGCCCAGTGAGCTCCGCATCGGTGATAACAGTCGGTGAAGGCATGGTGCCTTAATTCCTTGAGTGAGAGATTAACGAATCGACGCGAGGATTTCGCTCATCGCACTATCGAGGGCGTCATCCACGGTCTTGGGTTTCGTCGCCTTCTTGGACGACGAGGCCGGGGTCGCGGCACGACCGACGGGCTTGGTGGCCTGTCCAAGCATCCGCTTCGCCTTCTGCGCTTCGACCTGTGCTTTCACGGCAGCTTGCTGCGCCTCCGCGACCTGCGGCGGGGTAGCAGTCTCACTGCGGCGGGCATGGGTCATCTGCGCCCAAACGGCGAGGTCATTCACGATGTACTGCCGGGCGGCATCATACGCTGACGCGGGAAGGTAGGCTTGGCCATTCGGCCCGACTTGCGCGTGCAGCTGCATGGCATATGCCATCCGCTCTTCCAACTCGGCCGGGGTCACGGTAGGCAGGGCCTGAGCAATCAGGTCCAGCGCCGGGGATACCTCGGACGTGTAGAACTGCTGTCCTGCATTGGTGATGGAGGCCATCTCGGCTTCCATCCGAATCCGCTGCACCTCTCGCTCTGCACGCTCGGCCCGCTTCTCTGGGCTGTTTTCCGCCTGATAGGCGTCGCGTACCGAGAGGAAAAAGTCCTCATCTTGCAGGATACGCTCCAGCTGCGCCTCCCGCTCCTGTACTATCCGCGCCAGCTCCTCCCGCTCCTCCTGAAGCTCACGCGCCTGCTGCTCGGTCTGCTTGAACTGCTGCTCGCGGGCCTCGTTATAGACCCCGAACTGCGCCAACTTGACCACTTGGTCGAGCCGGTCCTGTCGGACCTTCCCGTTGGCCTTGTACTCGACGATAAGGGCGGGGATTTCGACCTCGCCTTCCGCGTCCTTCAGCACAAACTCGGTCGCCAGCTTGTCGGCCACGACCGGCACCGCCACATACCCTTCGGGGAGGTCAACGGCCTCCTCAGGTTCAGCGGTTTCCTCGCTGTCCGCCTCTGTTTCCTCGGATTCTGGGGCGGTTTCCTCGGATTCGGCGGCTGGTGCAGCCGTTTCCTCGGGCTCGTCGGCAGCTGGTTCGACCTCTGGCGCGGGGGCAGGCGTCGCAACGCTCTGCATCGCGGCCTCGGCGGCCTCTGACAACGCGGCACTGATGTCCATCGGTACTCCTTACGATTGGCGAGACAGGATGTCCGCCTGCTGCGCGGCAACCTCCGCTTCCGGCGCACCCGCCAGCCCCTGCTGGAGCATAGGCGCGACGCCGATAGGGGGATTCCCGGCCGCAAGTGGCAGCTGACTCGGCGGGAGAGAGGGCACACTGGCGGCGCCAGGGCCAGCCGGGGGACCGCCTGCCGGCCCCATGGCCGGTGGAGCGCCGCCCCCCTGCTTCTGCGTGGCCTGATTGGCCAAAGCAATCCACCGCTCCTGCGCGGCGGCAATAATCGTCGGGTCCAAGTCGTCCTGAAGCAGAATCTCCCGCTCCAGCACGTCCTGATGAATCGCTTCGTTGTCCTGCCAGCGCAGGTCGGGGACCGGCAGCCCCATCCGCAGGGCATCGGCCACCCGCTTGGCGCGGGCCTCTTGGTCTTCGTCGGGCGTGGCGATGTCCTTGGCGACCGCGAACATCTGCCGACGCCGGTACTCCTTCGCGTCAATCACGCCGGTCTGGAGCCAGTTGTCGAGCAGGTAGAGCCGGAAGGCCATCGGCATCGGCATGAGCGTCGCCGGCTCCACGCGGACATCCGACTGCCCGTCGAAGTCCGTGGTGCTGACCGCCCGGGCCAGGTCCGGCCGGCCCTTGCCGACCGCGCCCAAGGCACGCGGCACATCGTAGCCCCATGCCATCCCGGCCATGCAGACCTTACACCAATCGGTGTACGCCTGCGCCAACGCCTGCACGGCGGGGCTGAACACCCGCTCCAGCTGCTCGCGGCTGGCGATGATGGCACGGCCCGACTCACCGGTTACCTGCCCACGGCTGACCGCGTTCCAGCCCGAGGCGTCTTCGAAGGCCGTCTTCTCCAGCGCCAGCGCCTCCTTCACGTCGTTGCCGACGGAGAAGCCCTGCACCGGCTGGATGGAATCGCCCATCGGCCCCGCCCCTCGAATCTCAATCATCGAGGTGACGCCGCCCATAAACGTCTCGGTGGCAATCGTGTTCGGGCGGGTCAGGAAGCGCCCACCGGCGTTGACGCGGATGTTCTCGACCCACTTGGAGAGCAGCGCATTGATGCGCATCTGGTGGTCAATCCACTGCTCCATCACCGGACGCGGATAGTAGGACGGGTCACTGGACCCATCTCGAATCGCCACCACGGGGATGGTATTCCAGAGGAGCGGCGCGGGGCCAAAGACCACCGTGTCGCCCACCACAATCAGGTGCAAGCCTTCCGGCAGCGCGTCGGCGTGCGGGGCGATGTAGACCGTGAACCGCTCGGTCACATCCTCGTCCCGGAGCCGCTGGCCCTCGCCGATGGTCGTCTGGGTCAGCACCCAGCTCCCGATGCCCTCGGAGCCGGAGTAGGCCGGGCCGCCGTCGCCGTAGCCCATCGAGGTATCTGCGCCGTCCAGCCCCGTCACGCCGTAGCGGAACGCGGCCTCGGCACGCGAGATGACCTCCCGAATCACGACCCAGTGCGGCATCTGGGAGACGGTGGCGTTGGGGCTGACGCGGACCTGCTCGACGCGGAGCGTCTGGCAGCCGATGTCGCCCAAGGGCTTCTTCTGGCCCGGCATCTCGCCCAGCCGCTCATCCCACGGCCCACGGTCGGGGTCCCAGAACATGTGCCAGAACGAGACGCCGTCGGTCTGCGACCAGAAGGCGGCCTCACGAGAGAGGCGTGGCATCTGGAGCTGCTCGTACTGGTACTCCAGCGAGAGCTGCTGGGCCTGCGCCTTGCGCTTATCGTCCGGGTCCTGCGTCACGGGGGTGACCGTAAAGCCGGGCCGCTGGTCCACGAGAATCTGGAGGCGCTGGTCGAGCGCCTTGTCCATCATGTTGTAAACGACCCGGGCCGCATCACGCGGACGGGCGGGCTCGCGCCAGGGACCCAGGCCATTGGCCGAAATCCACTGCTGGCCAGCCCGGAACAAGCGGTTCCGTTCGACCAAGTGGAGGTGCATCTGCACCGCCTCCCGACGGGACTCCCAGAGGCCACGGGTCCAGCTGGCCCATGCCGACATCTCGTTCTCGGTGGCCGGGTCCGCGCCGGGGAAATCGGCCCCATACAGCGCCCGCTGCAACGCCGCCATATCTTCGGTCGGCGTCCGGCCCGTATCCTCCGGGGGATTCGGCGCGACCTGCGTGTTCGGGTCGGTCGGCTCATTGCTGAAGCCTTCCATCGCCCGCACCAGGGCATCGTCCAGCAGCGCGTCGGTGTAGGGAATAGTCATGGGTTAGTCGATACGGCCCACGCCAACCGCAGCGCGGACCTTGTTCCAATCACGAAGCTCTTCGTACCGTTCACGAATCGCGCGGAGGACTTCTTCTTGGGCCCAACTCTCCCGCTCCTGCATCGCTACCGCGACCAAGTCGTCGGGCAGTTCTACCGGAGCGGGAGGCAGTGCGGTCTCTGGGCAAGCAGGAGCGAACCGCACTGCAATGTCTCCAATCTGTCGTATCGCGTAGACCGTGACGGCAGCCCAGAGCAGATGTGCCAGCATTAGATACCGTACAGCTCGATGAGGAGCTTGCCCGCCGTGTACGTCGCGTTCGACGTGCCCTGCCCGACGAGGTAGAGATAGTCGGTGGTGGCCGCCGGCATCGACGCCGCCGCCGTCACCGTGCCGGACGACTGCGTCCCGGCGTTGATGAGCTGGACCTCGGTGAGCGCCGTGATGGCGGTATCCTCAACCCCGGTCCCCTCGGTGGCCGAGTAGAGGTCAAGGTCGGTGTCGCCGCCCGCCGGGGTCTCGAGGCAGGTCATGCGAATCGCAGTGATAGTGCCGTTCGCGGCCGAGAGGCGCGAGATGTAGGCCGCCCCGGTGCCGTTCTTGCCGATGATGTCGCCAGCGGTCCCGCCGCTGTTCAGCCCCGTGAGGTCCACGAGGATGGAGGTGACAATCAGGTCGCCGACGTTGGCGATGGACTGCTTCAGGATGGTGCCGGTCCCGAGCGTGCCCGGGCCGCCCTGCGTCACGGGGACGCCGGACGCCGAGTTGGCGGCCTGCGCGAAGAGGAGCGCGTTGGCATCGACCGAGACGGTCGTATCCACCCCGAGCCCCGACATCGCATTGACGAAAGCCATCTTGGCGGCATCGGCGTTGCTGTACTCAACGAAAGACATGTGTAATTCCTCTGGAGGTTAGTAGGCCGCGTAGCGGACAGTGATGTTGACGGTGCCAGACGTGGCAGTGGACAGACGGGCGCGGAAGCCCGAGAACGCATTGGACTTCCCGATGAACACGCCATCGGCCGTCGCGGTGGCGGTCAGCGCCGACGCGCCAAGGTCGGTGGTCGGATACAACTCATACGAGACCCAGTTGGTCCCATCAACCGTGGCCTCGAAAGTCACGGTGCCGGACCAGGTGCCGCCCTCGGTCGCATCGACGAGCTGCACGGCGACCTCGCCCGGCGACGGGAAGCCGCTGACGGTTGCAGCGGCGTTGGCGGTGGAGGCCGCCACGGTGTTGGTTTTGAGGAGGGTCGCTGCCATTAGTTACAGTCCCAAGCCCGGAGGCTTTTGTTGATGCGCGAGTTCGGGTCGTTGGCCGTCTTCGCGCTGGTGAGTTTGGCCTTCATGCCCTTCATCCGCCGGCAAAATGCCACCCGGCGCTTTGCTGCTTTTGGAGACCGCTTGGCCTCCCCTGCCTTCACGGGCCGCTTGATGTTCCGCCCTTCGGCGCGCAAGCTGGCCCGCCCCTTCTCGTTCAACCCACCCTCAGGGTTCTTCCCTTCGGCGCGTTGCCAGGCCGGGGACTTCGCCATGGCTCAGTCCTCGTCCTCGTCCTCGTACTCCTGCTCGTCCTTCTCCATCTCCATCTCGTCGTCCATCTCCTCATCCTCGTCTTCGAGGAGGGCCAGCTCGGCCTTCAAGGACGCAATCTTCTCCTGGAGCGCGGCAATCTTGTCGGCCTTCGACATCTTCTCTTCGCCGTCCATCTCCTCGGCCTTGTCCTTGCCCATCTTGCCCTCCATCATCGGGCCGGGCTTCGGCGCGCCAATGGCGATGAGGACGGACGGGCCGCCCTTGCGCTTCATCATCGGGGTGCGCTTGCCGACCTTCTGGGCGACCGCCTCCATAAACCGGGCCTTCTTGTCCATTTACCAGCCCTCCAAGGGCAACTGCGAGGTGAAATCGCCCACGGTCGCGAGGGACTGCGGGGTGTGGTCCTTCTCGGCCACATGGGGGTCATTGCCAATCAGGGACGGCGGGGGGACCGAGCCATCGGGCTTCACGCACTGGACCCGGTCCCACCCGTGGATGGCCAAGGCCAGCGCCATCACGCCGTCATCGTGGTAGCCTTTCGGGGCCTCGTACTTGACCCCGTTGGCCGTGTAGGTAAACTCGAACGCCTCCAGCTCGGACTGGAGCCACCCCTCCGGGATGGTCAGGTCCTTCGCCTGAAAGACCGCAATCAGGCGCTGCATGAGGCGCAGCTTGCTGCTTTGGGTAAAGACATGCGGACTGACCGACAGGCCCATCGTCTGCAAGTCCGCCACAATCGCGTCGCCCACGCCCGTGGCATCGGCCACGACGGGGACTTGTTTGACCATCTCTGCAATTTTGGTCTTCGTTTCGGCCCACGGCGACTGCCAGCGCTCCAAGACACAGACCTTCATCCACGGGTCCAGCCCACAGACCACGGTGTAGTCCATCGACCGCGCCAAGTCGATTCCGTAGACCACCGGCTGCTCGGTACTCAGCTCGCCGACGCATTGGCGGATGGCCTCTAACCCGAAGGGGTTCGCGCCATCGTCGGTCGGGATACCCTCGAACTCCTGCTGGAAAATCTCGGGCGGCAGCTCTTTTCGGGCCGCTTCGACTTCCTCGGCGGGGATGTAGGGGTTGGTCAGCGTACTGGCCCGGAAGCTGGCCCAGTCCGGGTCATCCCCTGCCTCTCCGCGGTGAAACAGGACCACAAAGCCATGCCGCCGACCCTTGGGCGTACCAAGGATGAGGGCTCGACCCCCCAGGTCAACCAGGGTCGGACGGATGGCGGCTTGCCAGACGGCCAGCAAATCTTTCGCAATGCCGGCCTCGTCGATGACGGCCAGCGCGTATTTACGTCCACGGGCGGGGTCAGGGCTGTCCAAGGTCCAGACCTCGACCACCCCGCCGGTTTTCAGTTCCAACCGCTTGTCTTGCTCCGACTGCCGGTCGATTAACGGTCCCAGTCGCACTACCAGTTCCCGCCACGCTTCCAGCGCCAGCTTGTAGCTGGGGGCGAACCACCCCACCGGCTGGCCTTTGAGCGCGGCATCGCAGACCAGACGGATGCCTAAGGCCGACTTCCCGAACCGCCGGCCACACATGACGACCCGGAACCGGGCCGGGTGGTCGGCGATGGCTTTCTGGCCGGGGTGCAGCTTGTGCAGCCGGACATCGACCGTCGTGGGTTGGGCTGAAGGACTCCGCATAACTCCAGGTTATCGGTCATCACGCCGCAACCGCAAGGGGGGTGCTGCGTTGCCCCACCCGCGCGGCAGCAAACGACGTCCCATCCACCGACTCTCAGGCACGTTGGCCTGACCATTTTTGGTAATAACTCGGCAAGTGTAAATCTAATCAGTCAACGGGTGCTTTCGCAAGGGGTAGCGCCAAAAAGTTTTTCGCCCCGCCCTAGACGTTGACTCCCCCCGCCCAAACCGTTGACATGCACCCCCCGCTTATGTTTCCCCGCGCCGACGTTACGCGGTCGCTATATGCCCGTTATGGCATAATTTATATCATAAGCGGCATGTATCTGCCCGTTCGGTGCATGTCTACCCCCGCAATAGCTTGTGCACCCCCGCAGCAGCTGTTGCACCCCCTAATCCCGAGTTTGGTTGTCGGCATTGGTACCCCATGTGCACATGGGCCATGTGCACATGGAACATGGTACATGTATATAAAGACAGTTAACATGTGAACATGTGAACACAGTAAGCATGTTACTCGCTCGATAGTAAACACAGAAACTACCCTGTGTTTACTATCTCGCGTGGCGCGAAAAGTGATTATGTAAAGCTATAACGGCAACGGCTCGGCTTCAGGCTCGCGGTCGGCGCTGCCAAACTAACGCATCGCCTGCTCGCCTTCCGCCGGGCGTGATTTTTCGGGGTGGGATTCAGCGCTGAAGGTCGGATATACCCGGCTTTTGCGCGAGGTTGGCCTGTAAACCACGAAAAGGGGGCGGGGGCCCCTAGATAGCCCCGGCCCCCCGTTTGGCCCGTATACGCCGTTTTAGCGCAAAGTAGCCACTAGTCCTCGTTCGAGGTGACTTCCGCCGGTTCCCCGTACTCGACGCGCTGAATGGCGGGCAAGCTGAGTGTGCTGGCGGCCGTATTCAGGCTGGCCGCCACCACCGACTCCTTCAGCGCCTGGACATTCCGCACCGGCGCGTCCTCCTCCAGCACCTTGACTTGCAAGGTCTGCTGGCCCTGATGCTCGACCACCTGCTTTTCCCCGTACTCGATGGGCGCGGCCTTCGCGGCCGCCCACTTCAAGGTGTCAATCAGCGTCCGGTCCTGCGCTGAGGTCGCGTTACTGGACTCCCGCGCCACCCGAATCGCCTCCTCCGCGAACGCCGCCCCCAATAACGGCCGCATCCGCCGATACTCCTCGTACACCGCCGGGTCCCGCGCTATCCACTGCCGGATGGTCCCCGCCCGCACCTTCACCTCCCGCGCCGTATCGGCCACCGTGCGGCCGTTGGCCATCCCCAGCAACACCTGCGCCACAATCTCCCGCCGCTCCTCCGGCGTATGCTCACTCTCTCTTGACATGTAACCTCGCGTTTTGGGTTCTCGCGCAATCTAACACGCCCCCGCGTCCCCCGCGAGTGGACATGTACCATGTGCGCTGGGTGGCTGAGGAGGTGGATACGTCTCCAGCGCCGCCATCGGGGGGCATACCCCCCCCACCCCCCCTGTGTCACTTCGACACACTTTCACGCTTTCACGCGCCAGCTTTCACGCTTTCACGTTATCGTGAAACCCTCTCACGTTATCGCTGACAGCAGCTTTCACGTTGTGACCTATGTCACATTGTGACCTACGTCACACATGTCGCAGAATGACACGCTGTCCTGTTTTGAGGACATGTCCGCAATAACGGACGCTGTGTGACCTGCGTCACACTTGGCGCAATGTGACAAAAGTCACAATGGAACACGCGCGTGGAGCGTGGCACTCGTGAGGGCAGAGTGCTACCCACTAACGCTCTCCCCGTACACATCCCGAACCATGCGCCATTTGCGCCAGATTGCCCCGTAGCACGTTATTGACTCTTGGGGCTATGTGGGTATAGCTCGCCCTCCGTTCCTCGATTCTGGGGCAATCGCCTATTCTCCCGAACGTTCCCCGTAGCTTGTGTAACAATGCGCGGGGGGTGCTTGCTCCCTCTTGACTTGGGGATGGGGAGGTGTATTCTTGACTCTGTAGGATGTAGTCAACACTCACACAGGGGGAGCAATGTTTAGTCAAGTGGCGCGCTCGCGGTTGGTCGGGAGCATCCTAGTGGAGCGCATGACGCCGACCGGCGCCTATATCCTAACGTGGCTCGGGGACGGGGAGCGATTCACGGCGACCTATATGGGGTATAGTCAACGGGACGCGCTCGCCCTCTTTCGGCGCGAACGTCGGGAGCGTCAAGCGCGATAGCACCACACCACGCACACCACACAAGGGGGAGACAATGCGCAGAGCGTTGACAAAGACAGAGCAGAAGCAACTAGAGAAGCTCGAAGCTATCACGGAGAGGACCGACATCGAGCAGAGGACGCTAGAGGGACTCAAGAGTCGGCGCGAGAAGTACGGGGTCACGCCCCCGAAGTCCCTTGCCCGACTCCTACGCATCCCCGCCGATTGGTAGGTTCACCCCCACCCCCGCCCCGCGCAGTCAGGCGGCGACCCTGTGCAAGTCAGGGGGCGGGATTCGCAGGACCGCGCTAGGCGGCACCTAGCACCATGAGACAGGGGGAGAACATGACGCCGTGGAAGCACCACCTCAACCTCGATGAGAACGTCAAGGACGCCGCCGCCGACAATCCCGAGAATATCCCCGCTTTTCTTGTCATGCTTGCGGGGGCCGTGGAATCGCTCGGGGACGCCGATTTCGGGGAGGAGCTACGGGACGCCGCCGAAGAGAGCCAGTACCTCGATGACGCACTAGAGAACGCCGACTACTGGCTCTCGCAGTTTTACGATTGGTGCGACAATACGAGAACGTGGGTCCAGTTCGCTTGACCCACCCTACGGGGCGCGACAGGCGCGAGTAGGTGGGTTCGATTCCCGCCCCCCGTTATCTGCTTGACCGCGCCGACCGGATGTCGGCACCATGAACGCAGGGGGGGGACAATGGACAAGTTTTCCGTAGCGCTTACGCTCGACGAAAGGGACGTTTTGGTGGA